TTCCCCGCTCGTCGCCGCCACCTGGGCGTACTGGCTCACCTCCGTCGCCGCCGAATCGGCGTACGACGTCTACGAATCCGCCTACTGACCTTGGGGGTCTGGTGCTCGACACGTTGACCTCGATATTGGAGCTGGTGGCTGTGGTGTCATTCGCGGTCGGCGCGGCCCTGATCGTGGCCGCCAGCATCGGCGGACTGCTCGGCGCCGGCTGCGGAATCGTGGTCGCCGGTGTGGTGGTCGCCGCCGCGTCCGGGATCATCCAATGGCAGCACCGCGGAGCCGACAGGTGAGCCTGTTCGGTCGCCGATCGGCGAACATGGATGCGTTCGTCGATCCGTACCGTCCGCCGCCGAACTCGTCACGCCTCGGCATGGCCGGGGGCGGATCCGCGTTGCGGGTGTCCGCGGTGTGGGCGTGTCTCCGGCTCCGCGCCGACCTGATCTCCACCCTTCCCGTCGACGTGTTCCGCACCGTCGAGGGCCGCTCCGTGGAGGTCCCGAAGCCGCCGATCATGACGAACCCGGCCGCGGGCAGTCTGTGGAACGAATGGATGTACGCCACCCAATTCGACCTCGACCGGTACGGCAACGCGTTCGGGCAGATCGTCGCCCGCGACGGTGCCGGACGACCCGCGCAGATCGAACTCTCCGACGCCGCCGAATGGTCCGTGCGCTCCACCACGACCGGGACGGTCGAATATCGGCGCCGCGGCGAACTGGTCAACGCCGCAGACGTGTGGCACGAACGCCAATTCGTCGTCCCCGGCCTGCCCGTCGGACTGTCCCCGATCGGCTACGCCGCCTACTCGGTGGCGCACAACTTGAGTGCGCAACAGTTCGCGTTGACCTGGTTCGACTCCGGCGCATCACCGGCGGGCACTCTGCGGAACAAGGCGAAGATCATCGAGGCCGACCACGCCGCGGCGATGAAGGAACGGTTCCGTGTCGCCACAGCGAACCGTGACATTTTCGTCACCGGCTCCGACTGGGAATACACCCCGGCAGCCGGGGCATCCTCCGACGCCAAATTCCTCGACGCGATCCGGGCGACGTCGTCGGACATCTGCCGGTTCTTCGGCGTCCCGGGCGATGTCGTGGATGTCGCAACGGACACCAAGTCGGCCGTGACCTACGCCAACGTCACCCAACGCAACCTCCAACTGCTCACGTTGAACCTGGGCCCGGCGATCACCCGCCGCGAATTGGCATTCTCCGCCCGACTGGTCGCCGCACCGAGATTCGTCAAGTTCAACGTCGAAGCCATGCTGCGAATGGACGCCAAGTCGAAGGTGGACCTGATTGCCTCGTCGATCACGACGCGGATCATGACCCCCGACGAGGGCCGGGCCCTGCTCGACCGGGCGCCGCTCACCGGCGCCGACTACGACCAGTTCGAAACGCTGTTCGGTGCGACGAAACCGACCCCCGGATCCAAGACAGGAGTCACCCCGTGACCGTACATCTGACCGTGGCACAGCGCCGCGCCGCAGAAGTCACCCAGCGCAGCCACCGGCCGCGGGAACGCCGCTGTAGCCAACTACTTGAGTCGCGTGCCACCGTCGGATTCGACTCCACCATGACCCTGCGCGATCCCGGCGACCCCACCGACCCGGTCGAGCCCGACGAAACCGGGCCGCTCACATTCGCCGGATACGCGTCCGTGTACGAGTCGCCCTACGAAATGTGGGACATGTTCGGGCCCTACACCGAAGTGATCTCCGTCGGTGCGGCCGCCGCGTCGCTGGCGACCGTCGGCCTCGACGTCCCCCTGGTCCTCGGCCACGACTCGGTACGGCGCATCGCCCGCACCACCAACGGCACCCTCACTCTCACCGAAGACGGCCACGGCCTCGCGGTCGCCGCGCAACTGGACGCCGCCGACGAGGACGTGTCCTACATCGCGCCGAAGATTCGCGCCGGACTCATCGACGAAATGTCGTTCATGTTCCGCATCACCAAAGGCATGTGGTCCCCGGACTACACCGAGTACCGCATCGACGCGTTCGACATTCACCGCGGCGATGTGTCCATCGTCGGCTACGGCGCGAACCCTGCCACCACCGCCGAACTGCGCACCCCGTCGGATCTGCGGCTGCGCCTCGCGCTCGCCGCCGCCCTGTAACCACCACCCACCTACTCCCGGACCGCACCCCGCGGGATCCGGGTCACCATCGTGCCCTCGCTCGCCGCGGCCAGCCCAGAGGTGCGTGCCCACCATCAGCACTCATCGAAAGGAATCCATCATGACGCTCGACCAGCTCCTCGCCTCCGCGCGGGAATCCCTGTCCAGCCTGCTCGCCGAACGGGCCAACCGCACCAGCGCGCTCGCCACCATGCGCGACCAGGTCGGCACCGACGCCGCCATCACCGAGGCATCCGTCACCGAAGCGATTGCGGCGCGCGACGCCCTCGATCCGCAGATTGAGGCGGCCACCGCACGGGTCACCGAACTCGAAGGCGAACTGGCCCGCGACAACGCCGCCGCCGCACTGGCCGCGCAGCACGCACCGGCGCGGGCAGTCGCCTCCGGCATCACCGTCGGCGCCGAACCCGAAACCTACCGGCGCGGTGGTGAGCACTCCTACTTCCGTGACTTGTGGATGGCGCAGTCGTACGGCCGCCAGGACGCCACCGAGCGGCTCGCCCGCAACGACGCCGAGGTCCGCACCTCCAACGGCGTCACCGGCACCGACGGCGCCATCGGCGAGTTCGTGCCACCGATCTGGCTGGTGGGCGAGTTCGAGAAGCTGGCGCGGCCCGGCCGTGTCATCGCCGACCAGGTCCGGCGCGAAACCCTGCCCGGCGGCACCGACTCGATCAGCCTGCCGCTGATCACCGGCGGTTCATCTATCGCTGAGCAGACCCAAGGGTCGGCGCTGTCCCAGACCGACATGGCGACGAGCTCGGCGACCGCCGCAGTCACCACGTTGGGCGGCATTGAGCGGGCGTCGATCCAGTTGGTGGAGCAGTCCGCGATCAACATCGACACCGTGATCCTGGCCGACCTGGCCGCGGAGTACGCGAAGGTGCTCGACACGTTCGTGGTCAACAACAACGCGACCGGCAAGAAGGGTCTGCTGAACGTGTCCGGCATCAACGCGGTCACCTACACCGACGCCTCCCCGACGGTGCCGGAGATCTGGCCGAAGCTCGTCGATGCGAAGCGGCAGATCCACGCCGGACGCTACCTGCCGGCGACGCATGTGTTCATGCACCCGGACCGGTGGGCGTGGTTCGAGGCCGCGCTGGATGCCAACAACCGGCCGTATGTCTCCGATGACCTGGCATCGGCGATTCCGCTGCTGGGTTCGACCGACGGGAACGTTCCGGAAGGGCTCGCGGGCAAGATTCGCGGATTCAACCTGCCCGTCTTCCTTGACCCGAACATCCCGACGACGCTCGGTGGCGGCACTGAGGACCGGATCATCTTCACCCGGTCCCAGGACATCACCCTGTACGAGTCGGCTGTGCGGGCCGAGACGTTCCGGGAGACGGATGCGAAGACGGGGCAGATCGTGTTCCGCGTCTACGCCTACGTGGCGTTGATGTCGGCGCGTGCGCCGAAGTCGATCAGCGTCATCTCCGGGACCGGAGTTGCGGCCCCGTCGTTCTGACGAGGTAGCTGACTGATCGTGGTGGCCCCGGCGGGTCGAGAACTGGCGCCGGGGCCACCACACACCACCCACCAACGACAGGAGGAGCCCGTGAGCATTGTGGATGCGTTGAAGGCGGAGAAGGCCGGCTATGAGGCGCGCGGCCTGACCGATCGTGCGGCCGAGGTGCAGGTGCAGATCGATGCGCACACCGGCGCCGGTAAGGCCCGAGCCGAAGCACCCGCAGCGAAGCGGACCCCGACCGGCAAGCAGACGAGGAAAGCCTGATGGCATCGACATATCCCGGCGCCGTCGACAGTTTGGTGCGGCCCGACAGCACCGATCCGTTGTCCGACGGTCATGCCGCGCTGCACAACGCCACCTCCGACGCTGTCGAGGCGGTGCAGACCGAGCTCGGGGTGAACCCGTCCGGGTCGGAGGCGACCGTCGCGGCACGGTTGACCGCCGCGGAATCCGCCACATCGGCGGCGCAAGCCACGGCTACGGCCGCCGTGCCGAAAGCCACCTACGACGCCCACACTGTTCTGGCAGCCACCACGGACAACACCCCGGCCGCGGTCACCGTCGCCGAGCAGACCATCGTCGGGCGCAAGACCGGCGGCAACATCACAGCGCTGACCGCGGCGGAGACGAAAACGCTCCTCGGGTTGGGCACCGCCGCCGTCGTCGATGTCCCACCGTCAGGCGACGCGACATCGGGCCAGGTGGTGAAGGGGTCCGATAGCCGTCTGTCCGATGCGCGCACCCCGACGGCGCACAAGACGTCGCACCAGTCCGGTGGCGGCGACGAACTCACGTTGGCGCAGGCCCAAATCACCAACCTCACCACCGACCTGTCCGCGAAGGCGCCGCTAGCCAACCCCACATTCACCGGCACCCCCGCCGCACCTACTGCCGCCGTCGATACGAACACGACACAGATCGCCACCACCGCGTTCACGGTGGCGCAAATCGCAGACGACGCCGTGTTGAAAACTGTGGCTGATGCTGCTGGCGACTTGGTTGTCGGCTCCGCGGCGGACACGTTCGGACGGCTCGCGTTGGGCACCGACAATCATGTGCTGACCGTGGACACTGCCGGGTCAGGTGTCGCCAAAGTCGGTTGGGAAGACCCGACAGCGAACCCGTTGACTACTGCGGCGATGGCGTTGAAGGTGAACACCGCCACGGTCGGTAACCTGCTCACCGCAAACCAGGCCAGTATCGAAACGGACACGACCGGATTCGTTGGGTTCCAGAACGTGGCGTCCATGTCGGCGTCTACCGATGCGGCGCTGTACGGATCGAAGTCTCTCGCCGTTACTTCCACTGGATCTGATGACACCAAGATTCAACTCAGTTCAGGTCTATACACGTATGACGTGCCTGCCACAGCGGGGCAAACGTACACGTTTTCGGTGTATGTCAAGTCTGCTGCCACGCCACGGAGCGCCCTTGCCGTGATTGTTTGGCGAGACGCTGGTGGGTCGGGTATCAGCACCGCTACAGGCACCGCCGTAACCACTACTACCTCGGGGTGGACACGGGTGTTGGTCACCGGCGTTGCCCCCGCTGGGACCGTTCATGCTCAACCAGTCATAGCTATTGTGTCATCGGTGGCGAATGAGGTTCATTACTTCGATGGTTTCGGTTTCTGGGAGGGTGCTGGCGGCCAGTGGGCGCTCCCCGGCACCCCCATCACCAACCTCGGGTTCTACACCGACGAGTCTGTGGGTCGCAGACTGTTCCAGTGGGATGCCAACAATGCCCGCTGGCAGCAAACGTATTCAGATTCTGGTCTGCGTGATACGGCTGTCACGGTTGCAAACTCGTGGGCTATCCATGGTGGGTACAACCACATTCGGCGCGTGGGAAACGTTGTCTCGCTGAACCTGTGGCTGGATTCCACAAGCGCATCGTCGGACACTATTGGGACAATCCCGTCTGGATTCCGTCCCGATAGATCCTTCGGACTGGGAATCTTGGCTCCCGCAAACGCGATTCGGCTTTTCCAGGTGTCGTCCGCCGGAAATATAAGTGCCGACAGAGGGGGCATCACACCTAATCCCGGTTGGTTCATACAGGCGACCTGGGTCACGAGTGACGCTTGGCCCACCACATTGCCCGGTTCAGCCGTAGGGAGCATCCCAGCATGAGCGACTTCATCATTGATTCAGATCCGTTCATCCCCAGTGGCGTCCCTGCCACCGTCGAGGAAGTCGCGGCCTTCGTGGTCGACGGTGTCCTGCCGGTCGCCAAGGTCGCCGACCTTCACCCCGACCAGCAACCCGACAACATCGGCGACGCCGTCGCCGCCGTTGTTGCGGACCGGGTCGAAGCCGGGGCCGACGTCGCCGACTACACCCAAGTGTTGATCGACGTGGAGGTGTCCGTCAAAGACGTCGAACAGGTCGTCATGTTGCGCGCCGATACCGTGGCCGAGGTTGTCTGATGGCTGCCGTCACCTACGACGACGCGGACACCCCGTACGACTACGGGCTCCTCCTGTACGACGACGGACCTGCCGCGGGAACCATCGTCGGCACCGTCACCGTAGGCGCATCGACGTGACCTACGTCGACGTCGGCGATGTCGCCACCCTCACCGGCTACGTCCGCAGCAGCGCCGGAACCCTCGCCAACGCCGACTCCGTCGGCTGCACCGTCACCCGACCAGACGGCACCACCACCACCGTCGCGCTCGCCAACACGGCCACCGGCACCTACACCGGTGGGTTCACCGCCACCCAACCCGGACGGCACCGCGTCCGCTGGGTCGCTGTCGGCGCCAACGCCGGCGCCTACACCGACGTGTTCGACGTGTTCGACACCGACCCGCGGTTCATCCTGTCGTTGGCAGATTTGCGCGACGTCCTCAACCTCGCAGCCGACAACACCACCCACGACGACGAACTACGCCTATACCTGGCCGCAGCAACGTTGGTCATCGAACAACTCGACCGCACCTACCTACCCATCACGAAAACGTGGACCTGCAATGGTGCCTGCCCCGCGATCCTGCTCCCCGATGTCGACATCGCCGAAATAGTCGACGTCGACAACGACGGCGCCACCATCGACGCCGGCAGCTACCGTCTCGACGCCGCCTCCGGCATCCTCCTCTCCCACCCGGCAGGCAGCATCTTCCCCGCCGGGCAACGCAACCTGACCGTCACCTACACCGTCGGCTCCGGCACCGTCCCGGCGAATGTGCGGCTCGCCGCCCGTGAACTGTGCCGCCACTGGTGGCAACGCTCCCAACAGTCGACACGGCCAGCGTTCGGCGGAGGCGACCAAGACTCGATCTATGTCGCCGGATATGCCGTGCCGAATTTCGTTGTGGGGATGCTCAACCCGGTCGATATCGGCATGGCCTGATGGGATCCACGGCACCCCAAGTGAAACTGGCACTCCTCGCCGAACTCGAAGCGCTCTATGCGGCGCCGGTGCAGGTCGTGTACGGGCCGCCCGGACCCGACCAAGAAGACGACATCGTGTGTGTCGGCAACGCCCGCTCCAACCAAGACCTCGCCACGATGTCGCCGCAACGCCGCCGTGAGGAAACCCTCGATGTCGACGTCATCGTGTCCTGCTACCGCGGTGGCGGAACCGAATCACAGCAACCCGTCACCGAACGCGCCTACGCACTCCTCGCCGACCTGGAGGACCACCTCCAAGGCGCCGGATACGACCTCGGCGGGGTTGTGCGCCTCGCCCGCGTCACGTCCCACGAGCTCGTCGAAGCCGCCGACCCCGACGTGCTCGCCAAAGGCCGCGTCTCCGAAATCACCGCCACCGTCACCTGCCACGTCCGCATCTAGAAGGAGCAGCCCGTGCCCGTCATCCGCAACGTGTCCCCGCTCGGAGACCTCGACGTGCCCCTGCTCGGGCGCATCGTCACCGCCGGTGAAGAGATCGACGTGCCGAAGGCGGCCGCCGAGCTGCTCCTCGCCCAGCCCGACAACTTCCAACCCGTCGTCAAGCACGCATCTAAGGAGTCCTGACCATGGCCACCGGAACCTTGCAGGACGCCTCCATCGGCTACAAGGCCGAATCCGTCTACGGCACCCCCGTGGTCGTTGACCGGTTCGTCGAGTTCGTTGACGAATCGTTCGAGTGGGACCCGAAGCGGGTTCAGGGCCAGGGCATCCGTGTCGGGTCGAAGGTGGCCCGGTCGGCGATGCGCGTCACCACGCAGACGTCGGCCAAGGGCGACCTGACCGTGGAGATGACATCGAAAGGCCTCGGCACGCTGCTCGCTGCCGCTGTCGGCGCCGGGGTGTCCACGAACGTGTCCGGATCCACTTACCAGCAGCTGTTCACGTTGGCGACCGGGACGCATCCGACATCGTTGACGGTGCAGAAGGCGATGCCGCGCCTCGACGGAACCTTGGATCCGTACACGTTCAACGGCGGCGTCGTCGACTCCTTCGAAATTGACTGCCCCCAGGGCGACATCGCCACCCTGAAATCGTCGTTCGTGTTCCGTGAAGTGCTGACCGCCACTGCGTATGCGACCCCGTCGTATGTGGCCTCGCCGTCGCTGTTCCACTTCGCCCAAGGCGCCATCACTGTTGGTGGGACGGTCACCGCGCCCACAACGACCGCGCTCGCCTCGGGTGGCACTGCGGTCGCGAACGTGCGCGACTTCAACCTGAAAGTGGACCACAAGTTGGCCGCGGACCGGTTCAACTATGGCGGCGCCGGGAAGATGGCGCACCCCACCTACGGTTTGCGCGACGCCTCCGGGTCGATGACGATCGAATACGACAGCCAGACCATCGGCGACGCCTACCTGGCCGACACCGAGCTCGCCGTCACGTTGACGTTCACGTCCACAGAGTCGCTGTCGTCCGGTGTCGCCCAGTTCCAGATTGTGCTGCCCGCCATCAAACTGAACGGGGAACTGCCGAAGGCGAACGGCACCGAACTGATCACGCAGAAGGTCGACTTCGACATCCTCGACAACCTGACCGCGACGCAACCCCTCTGGCTCGTCCTGAGAACTGCGGACGTGGCGCTCTGAGATGGTCGCTGTCGGCAACCGCGCCGTCGACCTGTCCGCCGACGCGAAACAGTTCTACGAGGTCCTCACCCAGGCTCGACTGTTCGACAAGAAGCTGTACACGGGCCTGCGCAAGCAGCTGCGCACGGCTGGGAACGATGCCGCCCAGGATGTGCGCGCCGAAGTTGTCAAGGACCCCGGATCGGCACCCGTGCAGTTTCACCGCGGGCTGCGGACAAACCTGGCGGCCGGGATCAGGGTACAGATCAAGGCGAGCGAATCGGCGCGCCAAGTTGGCGTATTCATCGCCTCCACCGGCAAGAGTTCGGCCGCCAAGCAGCTCAAACGCAGCTACGACAAACCGGGCGGGTGGCGACATCCCGTCTTCCAGCGGGGCACTGCCGCCGGCGCCCAGAAAACGGTATGGGTGACACAGAAGGGCCGTCCCTACTTCGGGTCCGTCATCGCACGCAAGGAGGCCGCAATCGCAGCCTCAGTCGAAGCCGCCCTCGACCACGCCGTCGACACAATCGCCCAGGGATAGGACACCAGTGAAAATCAGGATCTCCGGAGTCGACTACGACGCCGCCGCGCTCGGCAGACTGTCCCTGTTCGACATCCTCGAACTGAAACGGCAAACGGGGCTGTCCGTCGACGAAATGCAGGCGGCGTTCGCCGAAGTCGACCCCGACGACCCCGAATCGGCGATGCGTTCCGAGGACACCCTCGTCGCGTTCGGCGCCACCATCTGGCTGGCCCGACGCAAAGCCGGGGAACGGCTCACGTTCGAGCAGGCCTGCGACTTCCCCCTCGACCAGTTGGAGTTCATCGCAGAACCCGGCGACATCCCCGACGAGCAGCCCGTGGACCCTCCCTCGCCCAGGCCGGATTCAGGTCTGGGCGCAAATCCCGCACCCCCGCCCGTCGCCGCATAGGCGACCTCGAAACGCACGTCTACACCCGCCTTGTCACCGTCTGCCACGTCTGGCCGGGCATTACCCCGCTGAACGTGTGGGAACTGCCGCTGGACGTGTGGCTGATGTTCGCGGACGCGGCCGACGAGTGGACCAAGCAGCAGAAGGAGGCGAACCGTGGCAGCTAAGTCGATGACGTTCAAGCTGTTCGGCAAGGACGTCTCCGCGTCGAAGACGTTCAAGGACGTCGGGAAGACCGCCGCCGGGGTTGCCGGCGGTATCGGGGCGTCGTTTGCCGCATCAAAACTCGCCGACTTCGCGAAGCAGTCGATCACGGCGATGGACGATCTCGGCAAGCAGACGTTGACGTTGCAGCGGTACATGGGCGGCTCCGCCGAGGATGCTAGCCGGCTGGCCCACGCCTTCACCATGACCGGCACCGACACCAAGTCGGCCTCCGTCGGGTTGGGCATCTTTTCGAAGAACCTGGTGGCCGCGAAAGATCAGCAGCGCGAATTCAAGTCAGGCAGCGAAGAAGCCGCCGCCGCGCACAAGAAGTTCACCGGACACCTCGGGAAGAACGCGCAAGCGTTCGCCGACTACGGCATCCGCATCCGCGACGCCAACGGCGACATGCTGCCGATGAAAGACCTACTAGCGTCGACCGCGGACGTGTTCTCGAAGATGCCCGCAGGCCCCACCCGCACAGCGGCGGCCATGAAACTGTTCGGCAAATCGGGCGCGTCGCTGCTCCCTTTCCTGTCCAAAGGCGCCGCCGGCGTCAATGAACTGATGCAGGAATCTGACAAGCTCGGCACCACCCTGTCCGGTAAGGACACCGACGCGGTGAAGAAGAACACCGCCGAGAAACGGCGCATGGGTGAGGCCATCAAAGGCATCCAAGTCAGTATCGGCCGCTACCTGATGCCCGCCATTTCCGCGCTCGTCACGTTCATGTCGGAAAAGGTCATTCCGGTCGTGGCGAAGGTCGTCGGATGGCTGAAAGACAACAAAGACATCGTCGTCGTCCTCGCCGGGGTACTTGTCCCCATCATCGCCGGTTTCAAAGCGTGGACGATTGTGATGGGCATTTTCAACGCCGTGATGGCCGTCAACCCGATCGTGCTCATCATCCTCGCCATCGTCGGCCTGGTCGCGCTCCTTGTGGTGGCGTACAAGAAGTTTGATTGGTTCCGCAAATTCGTCGACGGAGCATGGCAGGGCATACAGAAAGTGATCCGCGCCGTCGTGGACTGGTTCATGACGAATGCGTGGCCAATCATCAAACGCATCATCGGGTTCATGGTCGCCTACTACAAACTGCTGTGGAAAGTGATCTCGGCAGTGTTCTCGTGGATTTGGAAAGTCGTCTCCGCCTACATCACATTTTTCCGTGAGCGCGTGTGGCCGATCATCCGTTGGGTTATCGACAAGATCGCCGCCTACTACCGTTGGCTGTGGGGCACAGTCTCCGTCGTGTTCCGCCTCATCTGGGTCGTCATTCAAGGGTTCGTGGCGTTCTTCCGCGACAAAGTGTGGCCCGTGATCCGCTGGGTCATCGACAAGGTTGCCGCCTACTACCGTTGGCTGTGGAGTGTCATCTCCACGGTGTTCCGCCTCAG